AATTAACATATATTGGTAAATGGAAATATTAGAACGAGTTGCAAAGTATCACAAAGATTGGGTAGAACTTGCTGAAGTGTTTGACAAAGATTTTGCAGAAGATATAGTACAAGAAATGTACTTGCTACTGCATAAATACAAAGTTACCGAGCAACAAATGTTTACTAACGACAAACCAAATCGTGGTTATGTTTTTATAATAATTAGAAACATACATTTTCAACTTCATAATATTAGAAAGCGGATTGATAAATGCGAATTGAATGATGAAGTTTACCATTTAATTGATGATTATTCTGAAGAAAAAGAAATTGAATGGGATGACTTTAGAACAAAAGCTGAAGATGAGGTTAATTCTTGGGAATGGTACGATAAAAAACTATTTACTTTATACCGAGATAATAAAACATCAATAAGAAAATTAGCAAAAGAAACAGGTATTAGTTTTGTTTCTATATTTCACACATTAAAAGCTAACAAGCAAAAACTTAAAAGATTATTACAAGACGATTACGATAACTTAAAACTTTAAAAAAATGGCAAGACAAAGAAAATCAAAAGGACTTGGTGATACAATAGAAAAAATCACTGAAGCAACAGGAATTAAAACAGTAGTAGAAGCAATTTCGGAAGCTACAGGAATAGACTGTGGTTGTGGTGAACGTAAAGACTTATTAAACAAATTGTTTCCTTACAAACAAGCTGAATGTTTAACCGATGAAGATAACGAATGGTTAACTAATTTCTTTTCGATAACTAATAATCAGTTAACACCGAAGCAACAAAACAAGGTTACTGAAATTTACAAGAATGTATTTAATGAAAAAATACAACCTTCAAATTGTGGTTCTTGTTGGAGAGATAAAATAAACGACCTTAAAAGAGTTTACGACACGCAAAATGCAAGTAAATAAACAGAATAGATTTGAAGTAACATTTGACAAAGCAAAATTCAGCTTATTAAACAAAGACAGGAAGATTTCGTGGTTGTTTAGAAGTTATGAAGTTGGAAAATGTGCAAAGATATTCGATGATTATTATAATTCCGAACAAGTATTAACTCCAAAAGGTTGGTTCTTGTTTTATAAATCAGTAATGGGTGTTGACATACTAAAAGAAGTTTCTAATAAAATAATGGAAATAACAAAATTAGATGAAGACACCTGTTTTCAATATACAAAGTTTAGAGTACTTGGTCAAACTTGGAATGGTATGTTAAACGAAATAGATTTAATCAATGAACTAAAACAAGAATTTCCAAACATTGAATTTAGAAAAGCTGATTATAATTTAGATGAAAACTATTTTACTGATTGGGAAGCGTATAGTAATGGAAAGTTATTTTTAGGTTTACAAATTAAACCAATAACGTATCAGTATATGAATACTCAATATCAGAATCAAGCCAAGTTAAATCACGAAGCACAAAGACAAAAGTATAAAGATGAATTTAAAGTTCCGCATTTTTTAATATACTACGAAAACAATAAATTGCAAGACAAACAAAAAGTAATAGATAGAATAAACACATTATTAATAAATTTAATAGAAGTTAGATGAGCGCAATAGAAAACCCAATACAATTAGAATATTTAAAGCAAGTGATACTTTCACAACTGCTTTTAGAATGCAACGAAAATTTACGCTTTACAATACAATATAAGCAACAAATTAAGAATAGAATCAATAACCTAAACAAAGACTTAGAAAGTGTCGTACATAAAGAATATACAAGTATTTATAAAACCGACCCTGAAATGACTACAAACATTTTAAGTAAGATTGAAAGTTTGGTTACTAAATTAAGTACTTCAACGCTTGATGAATTAATTATGATTGACGCAATTATTGAAAAGTACAACGATAACAAAGAATGGTTTAAAGAATACGCTGAAGCTGAATTTTTAAAAATAGACTAATGAGCAAGATAACACCAATGCATTATATGACAGAATCAAGGATTGACGTCATAGATTTTTGTAAAATGTACGATATGAATTTTAATCGTGGAAATATAATTAAGTATTTAGCACGAGCAGGTAAAAAAGATAACGAACTTGATGACTTACGAAAGGCATTAAACTACTTGATGCGGGAAATAGAACACCACGAAAAGTTACAAGAACAATGGATTGAAAATAATAAGTAGGGTAACACCTACTTTTTTTTGTTAAATTTTTGTTAAAATGTTAATAAGTAAAAAATAAGTTATATATTTGTTGAAACAATTAAAAACAAGTATATGGAAACATTTAAGTATCGTAATCAAGAAATCCAAGTTGATTACCACACAGTAGAAGTAAAAGGCGAACAAGTGCCTGATGTTATTATTGGTTCAGTATTTTATGAAGGTACTGATATAACAATGATACTATCACAAGCTGACGAACAAGAAATATTAGAAACAATTTACGATAAACTTTATAACTAATGAAAACAGAAATTATAAACGATTTAGATATTTTAATTCAATTAAGCAAAGATTTAGATAACGCATATATGAAAAACAAATTGCGTAATATTAAAAAGATATTATTAGAAGAATGGAACGAATCAGATTTGTATCAAGAACAAATAAAAGAAGTTTTAAGACACGATGAAACAATGAACAATTTAAACAACATAAAAATAAGATAATATGATAACAACATTTGATAACAAACAATGGAACAAAGAAGAGCTATTAGCTAATATGTACGATGATAGTTTTTATTATGGTTACTTGGGGCAAAACGCATTAAGTAGTTCTACTATCAAAACATTATTATCTTCGCCTAAAACGTATTACTTCACAAAAAAATATGGTAGTGGTGAAACACAAGCACTCAGAGATGGTAAACTATTTCACACAATGATATTAGAACCTGAAAAGTTAGACGATATTATATTTGTAGACGCTGCAACAAAAGCAAGTAAAGAATACAAACTTGCAAAAGAAACAGGAAAAGAAGTTTACACTAAAAGCGAAAAGAAATCTGCTGAAAGATTATGCGATGCTTTATTAAGAAACGAAGCTGTAAAGGAATACTTGACTACTGCAAAATTTGAAGTACCACAAATAGCAATGATTGATGGAATACCTGTAAGAGCAAAAGCAGATATACTAAAAGGCAATACTATTATTGATTTAAAAACAACTACAGGTATAAAAGACTTTCGTTATTCAGCAGACAAATATAGCTACGATTTACAAGCTTGGTTATATCGTGAAATGTTTGGAGTAGATAACTTTGTGTTTGTAGTAATTGACAAAGGTAGTTTAGATATAGCAATCTTTGAATGTAGCGATGAATTCTACGCAAAAGGTAAAGAAAAGTTTGAGCAAGGTATTAGTAACTTTAAATACTTTTTTCAAACCGAAGGAGTAGATTTAGACCAATATGTATTAAGAGGCGTACTGTAATGAGTGAGTTGACAAAAGACGAAGCGTTTGCTATGACACTATACGATATTAGTCAAGGTGAAACGTTAGAAACTATGCGAATGGTTTTAACTGATTACGAAGAACGTGAGGAGTTTGAAATATGTGCAGGAATACATTTAGCAATAGAAGTAAGTTCGTTTCTTACATTAACCGCAGTAGTTGAAGAATATTTAGAAAACAATATAGAGTTAACATTTGATGAATTATGATAATAGAACAAATAAAACAAGAATCAGGAATTGATGTAACAATAAAAAGCAGGAAAAGAGAACAAGTAGAAATGAAAGCATTAGCTTCTTTCTTATTAAGACAAAAAGGTTTATCGTTAACACAAATAGGAAAAGAACTAAACTTAAACCACGCAACTATAATACACCATTTGAAAATATACCCAATGATTAAACACTACAATCCAAGGGTAGAAGAATTAGAAAACTTAATCAATGGAGTTAAACCCGATTTAGTATTAGAATCATTACAATTTAAAATACAAATGAGGGACATAGAAATAAAAGAACTGAAACAAAAAATAGAACAACTACAAACAAATAAAAACATTATGCGTTTAGCTGCACTATTAGAACACGAAGATGTACAAGAAAAGTTTGAAGCATTTTTAAACATTAATGAAAAAGTAAGATATTATAAAAAATATGAGTAATCTACAAAGAATATTAAGAGTAATGAGCTTCTATTATAAAAGAGGTTGCAACAAAGAATCAGTAAACACTATTTATAAAAAAATACTAAAACAAAAATACAAATGAAACTAATATTAGAAATATACGATAACAAGTACACAGTTGAAGTAGCAAACGATGAACTAACTGCGTATGAATTTTTAGAAATTATAAAAGGTTTAATGCACCAAATTACATATAACGATATAACTATTAACAATGCTATTTTAGAATTAGCTAATGAAATAAATTAAAGATATGCCTGATATAACAATGTGCAACGGAAACAACTGCGATTTAGCTTCTACCTGTTATAGATATAAAGCTACACCAAGTATAAGACAATCTTATTTTATTGAAGCACCTATTGAAGATGACCAATGTGATTACTATTGGGAAGTAGAAGATTAACAATAAGTAAAACCTATTATTTTTAAATTGAGTATAATTAATATTAATTGCTTTTATAATTATGGAAGATAGAAGAAAAAATAATGGTGGTCATAAATCTGCAGGACGTAAACCTAAAGTAGAAGAACAAAAAGTAAATACATTATTTGTAAATGCTTTGAAACAATTATACAATACAGAAGTAGACGACGAAGCTAAAATTACTTTTGTTAAAGATACTTTGTTAAGTTCGCAACGTGGACAGTTATTTGTAGCCGAACATATATTTGGCAAACCAAAAGAAACAATCGAAACAACGCATAACATTAACGACTTCGATATAAAAGATATATTCAAAATTGATAAGTCTAAATAACAAATATAATTTATTAGGTTCTGATAGTAGATACTTTGTAATTACAGGTGGAAGGGGAAGCGGTAAATCCTATTCCCTTAACTCCTTTTTATTATTGCTTACTTACGAAGTAGGACACGTTATATTGTTTACACGTTATACTTTAACTTCTGCAAACGTTTCTATTATACCTGAATTTATAGACAAAATAGAATCAGCTGATTTAAGCAATGATTTTTATATTACTAAAGACGAAATCATTAATTTAAAAACAGGTTCTAAAATATTGTTTAAAGGTATTAAAACAAGCAGTGGAACTCAAACTGCAAACTTGAAATCATTAGCAGGTGTTACAACTTGGGTATTAGATGAAGCAGAAGAACTAACAGACGAAGAAACATTTGAAAAGATAGACTTTAGTATAAGAACAAAAGGAATACAAAACAGAGTTATATTGGTTTTGAATCCTGCAACAAAAGAACACTTTATATACAAGAAATTCTTTGAAGATAAAGGAATACAATCAGGAAGCAATTTAATAAACGGAGATACTACATATATCCATACAACGTATTTAGATAATATAGAAAACCTTTCTGAATCTTTTATTGCTCAAATAGAAAACATAAAAAATAGAAGACCCGAAAAGTATAAGCATCAAATATTGGGTGGATGGTTGGATAAAGCAGAAGGAGTTATATTTAATAATTGGCGTATAGGAAAATACGAACAGGTAGGTAAAAGTATCTTTGGTCAAGATTTTGGTTTTAGTAATGACCCGACTACATTAATAGAATGCAATATAGACGCTTCTAACAAACGAATATATATTAATGAGTGTTTCTCTTTACAAGCATTAACAACGTCGCAGATATACAACTTAAATAGGCAATACGTTAACGATGCTTTAATAGTTGCTGATAGTGCCGAACCAAGATTAATAAGTGAGTTAGCTAATTTAGGTTTAAACATAGTTCCTACAATTAAAGGACAAGGCAGCGTTACATACGGAATCAGTTTACTACAAGACTACGATTTAATAGTAACACCTGAATCAATTAACTTAATTAAAGAATTGAATAACTATTGTTGGTTAGAAAAGAAATCAAATACACCAATAGACAAACACAACCACTTGATTGATGCTTTACGTTATGCAGTAAGCTACCAATTAGAAAACCCACACAAAGGAAACTATTATATTTATTAATGACTTACGGAGAAATCATAGCAACAATAGAATGTTACATTTATTTGGTAACAAATAACAATGTACAAATAGCTATGCCGAGAAACGTAGGTGAAATAAAGAAGATGAAAGCTATGTACGAAGTAGCCAAACAGAATGTTGCTTATATGTTCAAATGTTAAACTTTTGTTAAAGTTTTAAAATACTTTTGTATTGTTAATAACAGTTGTATATTTGCGTATCAATATTTAACAAATAGAAATTATGAGAACAGTATCAGGAGTATTATCAGCATCAATAGCAATGGCAAGTAACGATTATTTAGTTCAAATAGCTTTTGCATTATTAACCTTTTATTTAATATACCGTGAGCTTAAAAGCGATAAAGAATTGTCTGAATAACGGAATAACTATTTATCCAATAGTGATAGACGATGTTTATTTTGTAGGCAAACGAAAAATCAATTACGTTAAAATAGAAATCAACGTAAATGGTGCAAAGAAATTAGGAAACGATAAATACAAACAAGACGAAACTTTAACGAATAAAGTATTTGAATTGTATGAAGTATTAAATTTAAAATTAGTTTAGAGTTAGTTTAAAGTTGGTTAAAAATTGGTAGTCAGAAATGGCTACCTTTTTTGTTTTATACAATTCCTACTTTAATTAATTTTTAAAATAAAATATGAAAGTAGATATTAATGTACCTGAATCATTAAACGAAATTACTTTATATCAATACCAAAAGTTTGAGAAGTTAATACAAAACAATGAAGCAAGTCATTTTGTAAATCAAAAGACTATTGAAATATTTTGTGATATTGAACTTAAGGATGTAGCAAGAATAAAAGTAGCTGATACTGATTCTTTGCTTGTGCATTTAAATACATTACTACAAACAAAACCTAAACTAACAAGAACATTTAAACTTGGTATTTACGAGTTTGGTTTTATTCCTAAAATAGAAGATATTACTTCAGGTGAATTTATAGATTTAGAAACCTACCTTGGTGATACTGAAACGTTGCATAAAGCTATGGCAGTTCTTTTTAGACCAATTAAAAATAAAGTTAAGGATTTATATATCATAGAAGATTACGAAGCCGCAGACAAGTATTCAGAGGTTTTAAAATATATGCCTTTAGATATTGCTTTAGGTTCTATGCTTTTTTTTTGGACTTTGCTCAACGATTGCGGGAACGCTTTGAGCCATTATATACAGAACGAAGTGGAACAGTCGGAAGCAGCGAAGCAAGTTTTGGAAAAAAATGGGGTTGGTATCAATCAATTTACGCAGCAGCTCAAGGGGATATTCTCCGATTCAATTCAGTTACCAAACTACCCATCACAACTTTAATGACTTGGTTAATGTTTGAAAAGGAAAAAACAGAAATAGAAATTAAAAACATAAGAAAAAATGGTGTATAGAATTATTAGAGAAATCAAAGAAGCATTATTAGAAGAACCTTTTGTAAACACAGTTACCGAAGGAGATATATTCGCAGTTGATTTAAACAAACAAACAATGTTTCCTTTGAGTCACATTATTATTAATCAAGCAACGCATCAAGGCAATGTGTTATCGTTTAATATTACAATGTTGTTAATGGATGTTATCGATCAAAAAGAAGAAGTAGATAATAAGGTAGATATTTGGAATACTCAAATGTTAGTAGGCACACGAGTATTGAATAGATTAAATCGTGGTGATTTGCGTAGTGATTTTTGGGAGTTAACAGGCAATCCTACGTTTGAACCTTTTACCGAACGATTTGAAAACGATTTAGCGGGTTGGGCGGTTACGTTTGATGTATTAGTTAGAAATAATATTACTATTTGCTAAATGCAAGATAAACAACAAACATATAAATATTTAAACGACTTTGCTAAATATGTAATTCAGCAGAGTAGAAGTAATTTATCTAAAAGCGGAAAAATTTACGAAAAGAAATTATATAATTCGCTTGATGCTGAAATAGAAGTTGGTGCTAATAGTTTTCGTTTAACTTTCTTAATGGAAGATTACGGTGCGTTTGTTGACAAAGGTGTTAGGGGTAAAGACCCAAGTAAGGTATCTCCTAATGCAAAGATAAAAGGGCAACAGGCGCCACAATCAGAATATAGATTTGGTAGTGGTAACTTCAGCGGTAAATGGGGTGACTTTACAAACAAATTAGAAAAGTGGGTTAAATCAAAGAATTTAAGATTAAGAGATTCAAAAGGTAGGTTTAGTCAAGGAAATGTTAAAACTATTGCTCAAATAGTTGCACGTAATATTTATGCTCGTGGTATTAAGCCAAGTTTATTTTTTACCAAACCATTTGAAAAAGCATTTGAACGTTTACC